TCCTTTTTCTTTAATTTTATTTAAAAGTTCAATGTATTTTTGATCTAATCTAGATCTTAAAATGTTTTTATTTATCAAATTGTGTTTAATCATATATTCATATGAATAATATCTTTCATATGGTGTTATTTTTATTTGTTGCACAAACCGACCATTGTCTCCATTTGGCAATTTATTAATATTAAAAATATCAGATATTTGATTTAAGTTTTCAGTGGGATCTGCTGTTGGATTTCTTTTTAAGTTATATCTTGGTATTGCTGTGTTTATTACATCTGATGGTTTTTGTATATTTAAATATTCAATAATTTTAAATTTTAATATGTAGTTATAATAAAGTTTTTCTATTGAAGAATAATAAAAATTTTCATTATCGTTGTAATTGATAGAAATATCATCTGGTGATTCATATATTGAACCAACATTAATATGAATTCTATACATTTTTTGTCTTAAAAATCTTTTTGGAGCAACAGCAAAATTTTTTGCTATTTTTGCAGGCATATCTGTTTCTAATTGAATATTATATAATTCTGCATTTGTATCAAATTCTTCTATTTGTTTGGTTGGTTTAAATATTGAACTAGTAACAATTTTATATGAATTTTGCTGATAGATATATTCATTATTAAAATATTTTGTAGATTGATATAAAAATAATGTAATTTTATCGTTTTCATTTATTTCTATAGTTTTTAAATAATCAATAATTTTTTGTTTTATATCATTGGAAGATACTAACAATGATATTGTTCTTAAATCTAAAGCACATTTATTTTGTGTATAAAGACTATAATAATATGGAGCAAAATTAATAAAAGCATTTAATGATACTTGATTGTTTTCTATATTTTCTGTTATGGATTCATTTATTGGAACAAAATTGTCTTTTAATTCTGGTTTATTTTTTAATGCATGTAAAAAAATATTGTGATCTGAACAAATTTTTATTTTATTTTTTATATCTTTCTCATTTATATTGTTTATTATATTCAACAATAATAAATGAAATGCTTTAAATTGTATTTTACAACTTAATAATTTTATCTGTTCTATATCATTTGTTGCTAATGTTGCATAAATTTGTTGAATTTCGTTTTCAATATCTTGTTCTGTTGATATTGTTTGATTTTCTCCAAATAATTGTTTTTCTAATTTTAATGGATAATTTTTTTGATATTCTAATAATTGTAGCATTAAAATTTTTTCATTTATTGATAATGATTCAAATAATAATGACATAATTAGCCTCCCCAATCAATTATATTATCATGTTTTCGTCCAACATATCCACATCCTTCTAAAGCATCTAAATTACCATCAAACAATAAATCATAAAGCCCACAAGGATCCTTATCCTCAGTAGGCTGCCCATTACTAAGACACAATCTTGTAAAACTTGAAGGTGGCGGGTTAGTTGCTGTTGCTTCAACGAACACACATCCAGTATCAAAATTAAAAATTACTTGACTACCTGATCCATAATTTTTACATAAACATTCTTGAAGATTTTGACATGGAGAACCATCCGAAGTTGGACAACCATCGCCATCACAATCATCACCAGGACAGCAAACACAACCATCGCAATCAGGCTCTGGCTTGCAACAATTACATGTTATACACGGATTAGATTCTGTACTTGGTGTTCCTTCCTCACGATCTAATCCTGCACAACCACATCTATCGGATGGGCATGGCTTTTCTGTATAAAGAGTGCATTTTGGTACACAAGAAGTTGGGATTGCTTGGCAAGGATCATCATCAAAAATCTGATACGCCTGGAATTCTTTTCCATAAGTTGATCCTTCTTGCATATCCCATTTTAAACGTCGTGTCCAACCATCATCGTTTATGTTTGTAGAAATAACAGGATCATCTGATTTACTTCCTTTTGAATCTAATCCTTCATAAAATACAAATCTTCCTATACCCGGCCACCCACCAATTGACCAATCTAAAATCATCGCACCATTATATTTTTGTTGACTAAGATTTCCTTGTATATCATCCCAAATAAATTTTGTAGAATCTGAATTTATTGTCCAAGCACTGAAAATTGACGATCTTGCAGGATCTCCTGGTTCTGCATATGGGTTATTATTTGCAAATTCTGTAGGTTTTATATATAATTGATTTACTGTTCTACCCGGCCAATTTTGAACAAGAGTTCCTGGAATATACATTGGTGGTCTTGAGTCTATAAAAGTTCCGTTCCAATTATTAATATAAACTACAGCAGCACCAACAAACCAATCTCTTTGCAAATTTACTACTTGTTGTGATATTGGATTTGCTGTTGGTTTATTTGTAAAACGAGTATCACCACTATCTGGTCGGGGGCAAGACGGTTTTCCTGTATTCCAATTACGCAATACCGGAGTAATATATCCACTACCAGTATCAAAATCAGATACTGTATAATCTCTTCCTACTATTTCCATTTTAAATGGTAAACCTCTACCAGCAACAAAATTTTCTATATTGATATCGTGATTGTGTCTTTCTATTGAATCATTACCAGTAGGTGTATATTTACAATTTGCGCTACTCGCAGTACCAGTACCACAACAAATAGATTTGGATTGATATATATTTCCTACTATCAATGGCCCACCATCATATACTTGTGTTATACCATAAAACCAATCATCATATTCGTGTTTTTTTAATTGTTTTACGTATGTTTGTTTTTCTGTTAATAGTGTTTGTGTATTTGTTAATTCGGTAGTAAATGTATCTAAAAGTGTCAATAAATATGAAACTATTTCATCATCAATTTCTTGTCTTAATAAAATATTAACAGCACGTATACCTTCTTCATAATTTGCAATTGCAAATTTTAATTCTCGTATACTAGTAACACTATTATCGTCTGGAGTACCTGCAGTATTGAGTGGTAAAATATCGAGAACACCGCCGGGATTATTATTCACACATTGGCCTTGTATATTAATATGTGCTGTAGATATTGCGTCACCTCTTGATGAGGAATCTCCTCCACAATTTATTTCGTGTTTTCTTATGAGTCTTGTTTGAGTATCTAATAAATTTCTTAATGTAAATGCTCTTTGTTTTTGACGACCACCTAAATCACCACACCATCCTTTCACAAATTTAAATGCTGCAATTTTATCGGTTTGTGCATAAAAAGAATTTGTTATGGTATTTGATACCCTTTGACAATTTCCATTTACACGCTGATAACTTACATCTGATTCTTCAAATTGGCCACATCCAAGATTATCCCCAGACGAGCTCAACCATAATCCATGTGCTACACTATTCGGTCTAGAATGTGGATTTTCATATGTGGCAGGACCTTTCCACTTACCATTTCCTTTCCAACTATCTTCTGTAGAGCCTATTGGTATAGTGTCTGCTTGTATACCGAGAGGGAGATGTTCCCATACAGAAAAATTATCACCCTGTCCTCCTATTTTTCTTGGAGGGTTTTTAAATCCGAGTCTCGCTCCCGTAGATTCCCAAGTTCCATTATTTTGATCATTTCCCCACCAAACTTTCCAATTAACTTTTTGATCGTCTGGTTGATCACCAAATCTAATAATTAAATTAGTCGAAAGATCGTCTAAATTGTCACAATTCCAACCTGGAAGATAATCTGGAAAATTTCTGTATGGATATTTACTTGGAGAGATAACAGTTGGTCTTTGTATTTTTCTACAATTTACTAATTTTATTGTATATTTTGGAACACAATATGATTCGGTATCTGTAAATGATTGTAAATCTATTTTATCGTTTACAATTATTGGATATGCATTATTAATATTATTTCCAGAAACTTGAGTCGGTGGTGTAGTTAAATCTCTATCATAGATTATTCTAAAAACTTTAGATTCATTTTTTGCAAGAGCAGATAAACTACCATCTCCAGTATTTCTGACCGATATTAAAGATGTATCTAAATTTGTAATTTCACAATCACAAGTTGATATATCGTAAGTTTTTGTACTGCCGTTTAAATTAAACTGAAATGAATATGAATATTCATTTAATAGTGGAATATAACCTGTTGCTGCTTTTTCTATATTAATTTCTGTTTTTTTGCAACTGTTTTGTATTGTATAAACTGTTGACGGTTCTGTTCCTGTTGGTGCAGATTCGTTCCAATCATTTATACCAAAAACAACACTATTTATGCCATCAGGGTATCTGGTTGTATAACATAATGATTGGCCGTTATTGCAAGCACTTCCTGCACATGGTTCACATGGTTCAGTTGGACATTCAACCTTTTTTGTTGTATAACTTTGTTCGCACTCTATAGTGTCTTTATATGAATCTTCAACATATTCTTTTGTTTTTGATTTATATGTTTGAGTATCATAAACTGTATGGCGTTCGTCTATAATAAAAATAATACTGTTCATTTTTATAACAGTATTTTTTGGTTTTTGTAATATTTGAATATATGCTTGCGTTCTCATAATTCATATTATTTTTTACACGGATTTAATAATTCATAACTATCTGCACATGTTAATAATTGTGGTAATATTGGAACTAATGAAATTGGTGTATATTTTCTAATTCTTAATCCCAATTCATCGTTCAGTGATATTTTTGTTGGAACAGAAAATTTATTGTCTATAATATTTAAAAATAAATCACTAACAATTTGAACTTCTTTTTGTGGACTGGTTTGTATATTTAATGTTGCCATAATGTATTAACCAGTAACCTGTGGTGTTAGTGTAAATCTTCCTTGTAAAATTCTAAGTACTATATCAGTTAGTGGACCAGTCGATTTTTTTCCTCTAAAAGTCATTTCTAAATCATAAAAATGAGTACCAACTGCAAAATTAGGATTTGTTGTGTATATTAAAATATTATGATCATTTATTGGATTTCCAGATGATGGGTCTAAATGGGTATCAATAAATTCTATTGGATTTGTTGTTCCAGTACCATCATTAGTTTTAAATTCTATTAAAGTTGTATCTGTTCCACCAGCAGTTGGTTTCTTTTTTACTTGTAATTTTGCGAAAATTGAAGTAACTTCTGTCCAACCTATTGCTTTTAATTCTTCTGGAATATAATAACTGTTACCTACTCTATATGCTAAATTTGCAGATACTCCATTAGCATCTAAAAAATTTAATTTAATTATAAAAATTGAACCTGCTTCTGCATATAAATCGTAATAACCTGATGGCATGTATATCTCCTTTAGTTATTAGTATTTATAATTAAAGTAAATCACTTACATCATATACATCTCTAGTAATTGGTTGTTCTTGAGATGATGATTTCTTTACTGGTAAGCTATTATTGTCCGATGTCGGTTCTTCTGCTGATTGTTGCGGAGCCGCTTCTACTGCAGCACCTTCTTGTTGTGCTTGTGCTTGTGCAGACTGTGCTTCAATTTCTGAAGTTTGGATTGCTTTTTCTTGTTCAATTTCATGATCAATTTGTTCAATTTCTTCATCTGTTTGACGAAGAATATTTTTGCGAATCCAAATATCTGAGAAGAATTTGCCAGAATAATCTGCAACTTCTCTTAATAAGCCCATTCGTTCTTTTAATAATTCTGTCTGTTTTGATTCTGCAAAATAAGAATCTGTTGAGAATTCAATAACTAGATCTTGTTCGATTGATTTCCAATCATCATGATCCATTATGCCTTTTGCCAATAATTGTGTTCTTAAAAAATTTGTAAATAATTCTGAAAATTTTACACGCATACGGTCTATAAATTTGGCAAATTTTAATTCGTCTCTTGTAATTTCTGATGATCTACCCATATTAAAACCATTATCGGCTTGCATACGAGTGATTGGTATATTTAATGCCATGTAAAGTTTCTTTTGGAAATATTCCACATCGGCCATCTCGCCGAGATTTTGACCACCTGGTAAAGTTGTAATTTCTGTTCCTTTACCACCTTCTCTACGTGGTAACCAGAAATCTTCCAACATAGACATGTGTTTTTTATCGTCTCTTAAATCTCCAGTATTTGCATCGTATACAATTTTATTTCGATAACGATTCATTTGGTCTCTTAGATATTGTTCTGCCTTTACCTTTGGCAATGAACCTACGTCTATATAAAATACTCGACGTTCTGGTGCTCTAGAAACACGATAAATGACTGTAGCATCCTCAATCATTCTTAATTGATTGAGTGGTTTGATTGCTTTGTGTAAATAACTTACAATTCTTCTTGATACAGAATCATATAATCCAGAATGGACATAATTTATCGCATCTGCAGCAATTCTTAATCCTTGAGTTGTTTCGTATGAATTTGTATATGAATTTGTTTTTTCTTGAGGAGTATATACATAATACTCTTCGAAGTCTGTAATCATATCAACATTATTTAATCTTGTTTTTTTGGTTACTTCTTTAATTTTTTTAATCTTTAAAGGATCAACCTGTCGTAATTCTCTTAATCCTTGTTTTGGGTCATCGTTTAGAATTTGATGATAATATAATCTTCCATCAATATACCATCTACGGGCAATTTCGTAACCTTTACGGTTAAAATCTAATAAATGAATAATTGTATTAAATTCATCAATCATTAGTTTTCTAATTGGATATGGTAAATTTACTTTATCTGTATTTAATTTAATAAATAACCCATTCGCATTTTTTGTTATAAAATCGTTTACCACACCATCTATTGCCATATCAACTTCGGCGTGTAGACTCATTTCTCTATATTTTCTAATAAGATCTGAATCAGAACGCATAGAGCCATCAAGATCCACAAAGTATCCTTGAAGACCGCCAGCCTCAATATAAGAAGAACCGTCATCTAATGCTGGAGGAGCAAAAGATAACGGTTTATCTTCTTTATTTTTACCAAATTGAAAACCAAAGAAATTTAGTGCCATAATATAAAAACCCTATACTTAAAATTAAGCGCGGTCTAAGCCGTGATATTTGAATGTTACTTGAAATTCTGCAATTCCGTCATTATTATCATAGCTCACTGCAACAGATTGAACATCTTCACACCATATGTGTCGAAGTGTCCACCCTAAACTTGGAGTATGATCTCTTTTTAATAGTGTAACTTTTGCTGTAGAATTTCTTAGTAAATTCATATGGCCTAATCCTGCGTCAGCAGTTACTGGTCTATTTTCAAAGTGACTGTTGAATTGCAAATTCCAGTCTTCGAATGCTGCTCTCATTAACATTCCTTCGTCTGCTAGAATTGTAACTGTCCAGTCGTTATATGTTCTATCGCCAGGAATGTTTACGACTCTTCCCATGTAATTTACAGGAATTGTTCCAAGTGTGGTAGAAGGTACTTCTGATGCTTTAGCAAAAACCTTAAGAGCCCCGCCTTGAGCAGAATTTCCTGCTAAAGTTAATCCCGGGCTACTAATTTCAATTTCAAAAAGATTACTTCTTGCGCCACCGTCGAAGTTGTTTATAAAATTTGTTATGGGTGTTTGTGCCATTTATTAATCCTCTTTCTTCTTTAGTATGTATATCAGGCTCCAACCACTTCTTCAAAACTTAATCCAGTTGGTGTTGCAATGAAGTTAAGCTGAATGAAGTTAATTGAACGGGTGGGTTTAATATAAATATCGGCCACAAATCCGTTAGAATCTATTACTTGTGGTGTATTGTTGGTTTCATCGCAAATTACTCTGAAATCAGTAACACCTCTTCTGCCTTGAATTGTTCTTAAATATGGTTCAACCAGAGATTTAAATTGTGATCGTGTAAATTCATCATTTTGTTCGAAGAGAATAAACTTAGATGCTGTTGCAATTGCCTTTTCTAGAACAATGAAAAGTCTTCTTACATTAATTCTATCAAAAGCACTTGGCTTTTCTAACATGGTTTTATCGCCATATAAAACAGTACCAGAAGCATCAAAGGTTACTACTGGGTTTACACCTTTTCTATACATGATATCTCTGTGTGTTTTATTTGGATTATATGCTAGTTTTATACTATTTAAAATGCGACCACGGTCAAATCCTGCAGGTGAGAACCAAGGATCTCTATTTTGATCGGTTCTTACACAGCAACCTGCAGTATCACCATTTAGTGGAACATAGATGTATCTATCATTATACTTATCATATTGTAATTTCCAACCACTATCCATTACTCCATATGATGATGGATTTGTGCAGGTTACTTTAAAGTTGTTTACTGTATCTAAATTTTCTTGTGCTGTATTTGATACTTTTGTTTGTGGTGAAACGAAAGCCATACAATCTTTTCTGGATTCTGCAACTGATATGATTGTGTTTGCGCTATTTGGTGTGCCTGAGGGACTTGTTGATATTATATTTGATCCTAAAGGACCACCCAATAGTAAGGAAACATCTACTGTATCGGCATCACCAAAATATGTTGAATAGTTTGATGCTATTGTACTTAAACTTGGTGCACTAGATGCAAGGGATCCGGCTGCTAAACTTACTTCAAATTTTGCATATTCTACTGCAGATGCTCCGACTATTGCAAATTTACCACTTGATGATGTAACTGGAGAGCCCCAAGCAGTAACGCCTCCTGTTGTATTTGGATTGTTTCCAGTTGCTGAACCCAACGCCCAAATATATTCTGAATTTTCATTAATTACGTTTTTCCAAAAATTATTATTACCATCTGTGTCTTGTCCATTTATGGCTTTTGATAGATATTCGTATTTTTCTAGAACTGTATTTTTTACACCAGTAAATAATCCATCTTCATCGATAATTAAAACGTGAATTTCATCTCCAGCGGAGGTATTTCCTAAATTTGTAGCAAAAGTTGATGTACCTGGAATACCATTAAAGTAACTTAAATAATCGGCATATTCATTTTCTGTCGCATCTCCTGCTACACCAGGACCATCTGTATTTAATCTAGAACCGCCATCTAGAATTACTACCTTTAAACTGTCACCCAAAGAACCTGGATATCTGGCTGCAAATGCATTACTTCCGGGTGAAATTGTACCACTTAAAAACTGTGTCTTATTTTTTATTAAAAGACCAGTTCCTGCTGCACCTGTAGTAAGTCCTGTTGAATTTTTATCATTTGTATCTAATATTCTTACTACCTTTAAATGATTTCCATATTGTAAAAAGTTTGCTGCAGTAAACCACCATTGACCATATGCTGAATCGGTAGTTGCTGGTGCACCAAAAATTGATTTTAATTCTTTTTCTGAAGATAATACTATTATTTCTTCAGCAGGGCCCCAAGCAAAAGGAGCACAAATGCCTCCTGGAGTGGTTGCAACTGCTGGTACTATTAGTGTTAGATCTTTTTCTGTTATATTTACGCCTGGGCTTAATTGGAATGGCATTTTTTATAATCTCCTTGGTATCTATATTTAATTTTATAGACTTTCAATTTTAAATATTCTAAGATTATTTATATTTTTAGGTTTTTTCATGTATTTAGTCTCATAATATTTGAAATTACACCATTCCAAAATGCATTATATCCTGTTGGATGTAAATGTACACATCCTAATATTGCATTATAAGTAGGAGTTGCTAATACTCCATCTAATAATTGTGCTACACCACCATTTGTTACTGTAGTGGTTTGGTTGGCGGCAAAAATAGTACCAACATTTGAATCGGCTGCACCAACCGTAGTCCAAGTAAAACCTCCTGCAGTAGTTATTTTATACCATTTATTTTTTACTAAATTGGTAATATTTAATGTGCTAGGATCATCTGTGCAATGTGTTGCTAAAGTATAATCGTAATAATTATTTGCAATAATACTTGTCAATGGAAGATAATATTCACTATCAATAAAAGTAATTTTATCTGCATAATTTGTATCAGTTTGTAGCAATGTTTTCATTGCTGCTTTATATGAATTTAAAGCTGTAGATGCTTGTGTAAGACCATTGTCATGACTAAGCACAACTACTATATGAAAATCTTCTTCTAAAAATCCACAAGCAGCCCATTCGTTATATAATAATGTTGTTAAATTTTTAATATTATTGATTACATCGCTTGATGATTTTACAGCAGTTGCATCATTAATGCCACCTTGAATAACAACACATACTCTACCGCTTGTATTATTTGTTGCAGACATTTGTCTATTTCTATATTCTTTTAATACTGTTCTTAGAGTTGTATTATTTGAATTGCTACCAGATGGAGTAATTTCTAATATAGTAGAATACATATTATTATTAGTATTATCATATATTTTTGCACCACTTGCGCTATATAACGAATTTATCGCAAATCCAATTCCTTTTGTGTAAACTGACATCATTGCAATTGAAAATGGTCCTTTACATGGAGGACAGCCCCATTGTGCAAATTCAAAGCCTAATGCATGTTTACTCTGTGCTCTGGTTGATCTATTATTAGCAGTATTGAATGTTGTATCAGTAAATGTTGCTTCTCTGGGTTTCCATTCTCCAGAACTCTTTTTTGCAGTTCCTGTTGTCAATATGTTTTGTGATGCAGTTGAAAATGTTTCTAATTGAGGCAACGCAATAGTCATTATATTACTGTTTGTTGCATTTATATAGCCTATACGCACATTTGTAAACCAAGAAGATCTATTTATTGAAAACCTCACCCATTTATTTAAAGCGGATGAGTTTGGTGTAATTTTAAATGTTGCATAACCTGAAGATGAGGTTGATAAATCTGTTGCTACTTGAGTTATTGTAAAATCACCAGAAGTTATTCCACCATTAAATTCACATTCTTCAAATCTGCATGTAGTTGCTTCATTACTGCCTGTCCATACAGCATATGCTTCTGGCTTTGATGTAGTTCCATCCCAAGCATTTGGCCATTTACTTGTTATATTTAATTTAGAAGCATGTGATGCAATATTATCTGCAGGTGCGATATCGGTTCTTAATAGTATGTTTGCATATACTAAAGGAGAAACATTTTTATCTGTATATGCTAAATTGTCATCATCTCTTCTTAACGATAAAACTAAAGAAGATGACGTATCTGTAAATTTTACCCAAATGCTAAAAGTTGAATTTGAAACCGAATCGTAGTGATAGTGATTTGGACTCGTACTAAACAGTGTTTTATTAACAGTAAAAACTTTATCTGGAACAGCACCATTGGCTACCATTTCGAATCCAGTTAAACCTGTAAATGTTTGTGTATTAGTTTGTATAGAGATTCCTGTATTAGGTGTTATTGAAGACGGTGCTGGTGTATTTTGTGACCAATTTAAACCAGAAAATTCTTTACTATTTGGTATTAAATTATTTCTTTCAGTTTTTTGTGTAGATATAGCAGAATATTGTGAAAGATGTATACCCGCATTACTGACTGATTGTATTTCAACTTCAACATCATCAAATATTTGTTCAGATGTGATATCATTACCATTTTGATCCAGTATGATATAATTATCATAAGCCGGTGATCTATTTATTTTTCCTGTTAACAAAGGAGTTTGGCCGGAAATAATTAATGTTCCGGCAACCCCGGCCGCGTCAGCAAAAGTAATAGCTCTATCTAATGTAATGGTATTGGCTCCTCCAGTATTATTTACTGCTGTAATAGTAGCAAGTTGGTTGCCTGAGACAGTTGCGACAGTTATAGTACCACCAGTTGGTTTTGATAAATATTGTATTGGTATAAATGGAGAAGAATACAGATATTTTGCTTGTAATGAACTACCTGTTAATTCTATAGCAGTGCCTGCTGGAATTGTTGCGCCTACTCCAGTAGAATTTATTGTTACCTTCGCTGTATCTGTTATTGTTCCATTTGACTCTACATAAAAACCATTTATATTTTGATTTATTAATCCTCTTGGTGCTAGTGTATAAGAAGTCGCTCCTCCTGCTGATCTATTTGTTCCTTTATTTGTTATTTTTAAAAATGCATTTTGTCTTACTACGTATGATCTTAAATTATTATTAAAATCGTGATCATAATTAACGGCACCAGGTGCGTCTGCATTACTAGTAACTTTATTTATTTTAAATATAATTCGTTTACCTGAACTTATGTTTGTTGGATCTATAAATAATGTTCCTTTTACTTTTCTGTATGGCCATGCTGATGCTTGTTCGCCGCCAACACCATATTTTGAAAAATTTGTATCTGCAGATGGATATACCATACTTAAGGGATTATAAGTATAATTTTCATTTTCTACAACATAAGCAGACATTGGAAATGTTCCATTACTTTCTGAAGATTCCCAAGCAATAATTCTAAAAATATATTCTGTTTTATTTAATAAAGGATTTCCGTTTCCTATCATAAATGCAGTATTTTGTCTTAACGGGTGTTCATATTCTGGAGCCAGATAAAATGCTTGTAATCCACCTTTAATAGTTGCTCCTTCATCCGTTGTTTTTAATAATGATGCATTTCCTTTTTCTGGATTAAAAGAATTAAAATAATTTGTATCAAAATAATTTTTTGCAAATAATGAATGACCTTTATGCCAAAAAGCATATCCAATATTTCCATTATTACCATCTCTTTGTTTTATATATTGTTTATATAAATGTGTAGAATTCAAATCTCTAGCAGATGGTGGTGCGGTAGGATTTGATGGATTTGATTTAAGATTATATGATATTAATGCGTGCATGCCACAATTTAGTGTTGGAATGTTTTTAGTCATATCGGTGACATTATATATTCCAGAAGCTGTAAGGGAGGTTTGTCCTATGCCATAATTTGATTGTAACATTATATTATTACTTGCTGTGGGGCTTGTTCCACCAAAATCAGTAAAAACAGTTGCAGCATCTCTAGTGATACTATCTGAGTATTGTTCTACAGCAGTTCCATATAAATTAAAATTATTATTTAACAAAGCATTTGCTAAACCGTTTATATAACC